TACGATGACTGACACACCACACCTACCCTGCCCTTATGAAGACTGTGCATCATCTGATGCATTCAGTTGGAACGATGATGGCTATGGCTTCTGTCATAGCTGTCACAATGCCTACCCTATGAAAAACATGCCTGTCATTTTTGACTGGGCCAAGGAGGAATACCCTTTGGAAGATAAACGACAACCACAAAACATACCTGTTCAAGGTGTGAAGTATACTGATATTAGAAGCATAGACCCTGATGTGTGTAAGCTGTATGGTATACAGATACAGACAGGCCCAAAGGGTGAAGAGGTACGGTATGCATTCAAGTATCCACATACTATTAAGTACCGTATGTGTAATGACAAATCTAAATCATGGATCAAAGATCGTGGTGTAGGTATGAACCATTTGTTTGGGCCAGAGTTTAATGCTGGTACAGGTAAACGTATCTACCTTACTGAAGGTGAGTTTGATGCTGCTAGTCTGTATCAGATACTAGGTAAGACATTCCCTGTTAAGTCCTTGCCTTCATCCTCTATTGGTGAAAAGTTCATCAAGCATAACATGAAGTATCTATCTTCATTCAAAGAAGTTGTGTATGCTGGTGAGCTAGATGATCCCGGACGTAGGGCAGCTAACAAACTATACCAAGCATTCCCTGATAAGTTTTACTTTGTACCTATGACAGAGTTCAAAGATGCTAATGAGTTTCTTGAAAAAGGTAAGGCTAACAGTCTTATGTGGGCAGCTAAGTCACCTCAAAGGTATTCACCTGAGAACTTCTTTTGTTCTGCTGATGACTTCTCTAATGCATTACGTAATGAAAGCCCTTACGAGTATGTATCCACTGGTCACACTGGCCTTGATGAAAAGATACGTGGCATGGTTAGGGGTGGGCTTACATTCCTTAAAGCACCACGTGGTACAGGTAAGACAGAAGTAATCAGATACTTTGAGACAGGCTTACTTAAAGACCCTGAGATTAAGATAGCCTTGCTACACATGGAAGAGATGAAGTCTACTACACTACGTGCTATGGCTACCTATCATCTAGGTACTAATGTTAGGACAAAAGAAGATGCAGATAACAATGGTGTTAGCCTTGATCAGGTAGAGGAAGCAGCAAAGGCTATTGCTGATGCTGATAACAACAGGACAATCATCTTTGAGATGATGAGCCATGATGATCCTCTTAAGTTACTCGACTACACTAGGCTGGCAGTATCATCCTACGGTGCTGACTATGTATTCGTTGACCACGTACAACGTCTAGCCTACCTATCTAATTCTGGTGTTGATGGTGCTACCAGCACACTGACTACACTGGGGTCACGTATGGCACAGCTTGCTAAGGAGTTGAACATAGGTGTGATATTTATATCACAGGTCAATGATGATGGACGTACTAAGTATGCTGCATCATTGGAAGAAGAAGCAATCATCTGTATTAAGATAGAACGTAATGCAGAGAGTGAGGATGAGGTAGAACAGAACACTACTAACTTTATCGTAGATAAGAACAGACCCTTTGCTAAACTAGGTAATGCTGGTTCAGTATACTACGATCCTGTTACTACTATCCTTAGAGAAGATACGTTTTCAGAGGGGTAAGACAATGATAGTCTTTGACATAGAAGCCAATGGCTTATTCAGGGAGGCCACTAAGATACATTGCATGTCGTATACTACAGATGGTAAAATATTTGTATCAACATGTGACTATGATGCAATGAGAAACATACTACTTAATCAAAAGGTTTTGATAGGTCACAACATAACACGTTATGATATACCACTACTTAATAAGTTATTAGGTATTAAGATCAAAGCAAAACTATATGATACTCTTGCAATGTCTTGGGTTATTAATACTGATAGACCTAAACATGGGCTAGAGTCTTTTGGAGAGGAGTTTGGTATACCTAAGCCTGTCGTAACTGATTGGTCAGATCAGGATATACAAGTGTATATACATAGATGTGAAGAGGATGTTAAAATAAACTGGAAGCTTTGGACTAACCTTATCCAAAGATTTATGATAGTTTATAAATGTAAAGATACATTAGATAAGTATCTTAATTACCTATCATTTAAAATGAAGTGTGCCTTTACTGCTGAATACTTTGGATGGAAGCTTGACCATGATCTTGCACAGGATTGTGTAGATAAACTAGAACTACAACAGAAGGAAAAGATAGATGAATTAAAAACAGTAATGCCTATGCGTACTTTGTTTAGAAAGAAAACACTACCTAAAGTAATGCATAAGAAGGACGGTACACTATCTAAACAAGGTATAGAATGGAATGCTTTACTTCTAGAACACATGCATCCCTCTAACTATATCGGTGAAATAGAGATAGTAAAAGGTGTAGAAGAACCTAACCCTAAGTCTAGTGATCAGGTTAAGTCTTGGTTGTTCTCATTAGGCTGGAAGCCTTGCACTTACAACTACATAGAAGATAGAAAGGTTCCTCAAGTACGTAAGAATGGTCAGCTAACTCAGTCAGTTAAGTTGCTTATCAGCAACAACCCTCATGTAAAAGTACTTGACGGCTTGACAGTAATACAACACAGACTAGGTATCTTTAAAGGATTCTTAGAGTGTGAGGTAGATGGCTATGTACAAGCAGGTATTGAAGGTCTTACTAATACACTTAGGTTTAAACATAGAAAGCCTTTGGTAAACCTTCCGGGAATTGATAAGCCTTGGGGTAAAGAGATACGAGGCTGTCTTGTGTCACCTAAAGAAGACTATGTATTGTGTGGTGCTGATATGACATCCCTTGAAGATACAACTAAGAGACACTATATGAAACCATATGACCCTGCTTATGTACAAGAGATGTCGCAAGAGGGGTTTGATCCACACCTTGACCTAGCTAAACATGCTGGTGCTGTAACACAGAATCAAATTGATCAGCACCAAGCAGGTAAGATAGACCTTAAGTCTCTTCGTAAAAACTACAAGGTGGTCAACTACTCTGCCACCTATGGTGTAGGTGCAGCTAAGTTATCTAGGGAGACAGGTATGACAGTACCAGAAGCAAAGAAACTTCTTGATGCCTACTGGCAAAGGAACTGGTCTGTTGCACAGTTTGCTAGTGACAACTTAAAGAAAGTTAAGACTGTTGCAGGACAGATGTGGATACAGAATCCTGTCAGTAAGTTTTGGCACACACTTAGGTATGAGAAAGATGTGTTCTCTACACTCAATCAAAGCACTGGTGCTTATTGCTTTGATAAATGGTTAGCCTACTACCTATCAGTAAGACCTAACATCATTGGGCAATTCCATGACGAGTCTATTAATATAGTTAAGAAAGGTGATGAAGAGTTGCACAAGGCAACACTCATTGCTGCTATGGATAAACTAAATAAGGAGTTAAAGTTAAATGTAGAACTTGGTATTGATGTACAATTCGGAAATAAATATTCTGAAATACATTAAAAAAGTCTTGCATGTGCTTTTTAATACATGCTACTATTAACATCTAAACTTTAAAGGAGTTGTCGATATGGCAAAAATTACAGTAACAGGACTATCTCAGTGGGCAAAAGTATTTGAGGATAACCGTGACCTTGATGGTTATCAGGGTGCATACCATGACACCAATGGACGGTGTACTATTGAGATGATTCTTGATGAAGATAATATGCAAAAGCTTACTGACTCAGGATGTATGAGTCGTGGTAAGCCTGACCTTGAGGGGAGAGGTACAGCAGTAAAGCTTACACGTAAGTTTGAGACAGCTTATGATTGGGATGGGGGTGCACCTAAAGTGTACAAGGCTGATGGTGCACCTTGGTCTTTTGAGTCTGATGGTGCTATCGGTAATGGCTCAGAGGTTTTGGTTGAGCTAGACGTTTATAAGAACGTCAAGTATGGCACTACTACTACCCGATTAGAAAGGGTTAAAGTACTTAAGGCGATAGGGTATAACCCACAAGGAGGTGAGTCTGGGCCTGATCCCTTTACAGCTAACGTAGTAGGGGAGAACACACCACCACCACCCCAGAGTGTAGAAGAAATGGTTGACGAAATCCCTTTCTAGTATAGGGCTTAGTGGTGTAGGTATGTACAAGCTATCTGCACCACACTTTACTTAGGAGTTGTAATGAAAAAGATAGCAAACATGTCTAACAAAGAGTATCATTCAATGGATGGTATATCTTCTAGTGCTGTTAAGACAGTCTATAAAAAGTCCTTGGCCCATTGGAAAGGACAAAAGATTATTCAATCAGCAGCATTTGCAATGGGTAATGCTGTTCATGCAAATTTGTTGGAGGGTGAAAAGAACTTAGTAGTTAGAGGGCCAAAGACTAAAACCAGTTCTTCCTTTAAGACTATGAAAGAAGCTTTGACTGAAGATCAAGTACTACTAACTGAGGTAGAGTTTAATGTAGCTAGTCGTATCACTAAAGGTGCATTAGATAACCCTGTATGCCATAAGATTTTAACTGACCCTGACAGGTTAAACGAGATTAGTATTTTTGTAGAAGACCCTATATCAAAACTAATGTTAAAGACTAGACCTGACCTAATGCTTGAACCTAAGAAAACTGTGTATGATGTTAAGACAACACAGGATGCTAGTCCAAAAGGTTTCTTAAGTGAGTGTGTAAAGTATGGTTACTTTTTGCAAGGTGCACACTATGTTTATACCTGCCAGCTTGCAGGTTATGATGTGACTGACTTTGCATTTATTGCTTGTGAGAAGGCAAGCCCTTACCTTTCCCACCTACACTTAATGGGGCCAGAAGTCATGGCTTGGGCTACCTTAGAACTACATAAAACTTTAGCTGTCATTGCAAAGGCAGACAAAAATTGGTCTTATGATACAGGTTGGGGTGACTACACTGTAATGGAGAAACCATCATGGGTATAAATAGATATGACTAGAGCAGCCAAAGCAAAAGGTAGATTAGGTCAACAAGAAATCAGGGATGCCTTACTTAAAACCTTTGATCATCTTGAGCCTGATGATGTTAAGTCTACAGTTATGGGTGATACTGGTGCTGATGTACAGCTATCACCCTTAGCACAGAAGTCTATACCCATATCTATTGAAGTTAAACGTAGGAAGACAGGGTTAAAGACTGTATATACTTGGATGGATCAGGCAACTAACCATGACAAAGGACCACCAGTAGTTTTCTATAGGTCAGACAGACAGCCTTGGTTAGTTGTATCAGAGCTTGATCACTATTTAGAACTGTTAAAAGGATCAAAGAAAGATGACAATTAATTCAGACTATCCTGTTAAGAAGATGAAAATATGGGGTGTTATAGAAGGTCCAATGGGTTTAGATGAAGATGGTGAGCTTCTTTATTGTAACCTTTGCAAGGTAGAAATAGATGGAAAGATAGAGCATGGTGAGTATTACTTTGATAACTTTGATGATGCGTATGAATGGGTTAAGCACTTTCAAAAGTTTCTTGAACCGATTGAGATAGACGTTAATGCTTGACAACGTAAGTACAATGAGTATAACTAGGGGCTTTCACTATGGAGTATGAGCTTGCAATTAAAATAAAAGTAGATGAGAATGCAAACTTCTTAGAGGTAGGCATCGACAACCACTCTGAAATTTTAAAAGAGCTAACACTAAATGCTATGTATGATATAGATGATATCAGCATACTTGAATGCGAGGTAAACAAATATGATAAGTAAAGAAGACATGCAAAATTTTGATGACTACAGTAAATGGGTAGAAGATAAGATCATTACTGATCCTCAAGATCGACTTAATGAAAACGTACTTGGCCTATGTGAAGAAGCTGGGGAGGTAGCAGGTAAGATTAAGAAACGTATCAGAGACAAATTAAAAGTAACACCTGAAGCTATTATAGATGAGCTAGGTGATGTGTTGTTCTATACTACGGCACTGGCTAACTATTATAATGCTAATTTAACATATGTTATGTTACAGAACATAAGAAAATTAAACAGTAGAGAAGATAGAGGAACCCTGAAGGGGAGTGGGGATGACAGATAGTAAAATACAACAACGTGCTGCAGAGTTGATGGAACCTATTGAAAGGCAAATCATGTTATGTGATGATAGGAATGAAACATTACTGTTTGCTTGTGCTATGCTTGAAAGAGCTAAGACTATTATTGAATCACACATAGGTAAACAAGGTCGAAAAGAATTATTTATAATGGGAAACGAAAGATGAGCAACTACCTACCAACAGACTACCAAACATTTATTGCTACTAGTCGTTATGCACGATGGCTAGACGATGAAGGACGTAGAGAAACATGGGGAGAAACAGTAGAACGATACCTGCAGAACATAGCTAAGAAGTGGCTTAAGCCTGTTGACCTAGATGAAATGCGAGATGCTATTCTTAGCCTTGGGATTATGCCTAGTATGCGTTCATTAATGACAGCAGGTAAGGCAGCAGACAGGGATAACACCTGTATGTATAACTGTAGCTACCTACCCGTAGATGACCCTAAGTCTTTCGATGAGGCTATGTTCATCCTGCTTTGCGGGACGGGGGTTGGTTTCAGTGTTGAGAGACAGTTCATTACTAAGCTCCCTGATGTTCCTACTCTTTTCGAGAGTGATACGACTGTTGTCATCAAGGACAGCAAGGAAGGATGGGCTAAAGGTCTCAGACAAGTGTTGGCACTCCTATGGGCTGGTGAGGTTCCTAAGTGGGATGTATCTAAAGTCAGACCAGCAGGTGCTAGACTAAAGACATTCGGTGGTAGGGCTTCAGGCCCAGCACCATTGATTGATCTGTTTAACTTTGCTGTTACTACATTTCGACAGGCAGAGGGACGTAAGTTATCTAGCCTAGAGTGTCACGATCTTATGTGTAAGATTGGTGAGGTAGTTGTAGTAGGTGGTGTAAGACGTAGTGCTATGATTAGTTTATCTAATCTATCTGATGATCGTATGCGTCATGCTAAGTCAGGCAACTGGTGGGAGAATGCAGGGCATAGAGCCTTAGCTAATAACTCTGTCTCTTATACAGAGAAACCTGATAGTATGGCATTCATGCGTGAATGGACAGCCCTTATGGAAAGTGGGAGTGGAGAACGTGGTATATTTAATAGAGAGGCTTCGGTTAAACAAGCAGCAAAGAATGGAAGACGAGAGTCTTGCTATGAGTTTGGAACAAACCCCTGCTCGGAAATCATTCTTAGGCCGAATCAGTTCTGTAATCTTACAGAGGTTGTCATCCGTGCTAACGATAGTCTGGAAGACCTTGCAAGAAAGGTCCGTCTTGCAACTGTACTTGGAACAATACAGTCCACCTACACACACTTCCCATACTTGCGTAAGGTGTGGAACACTAATACAGAAGCAGAACGTCTGCTTGGTGTGTCACTCACAGGGATAATGGACAACAAACTAATGACCTTAGATAACAAAGGTCTATCTGATACATTGGAGCATCTTAAAAATGTGGCTGTTTCTACTAATGCTGAGTGGGCTGACCGTCTTGGTGTCCCTCATAGCACTGCTATTACTTGCGTTAAGCCCAGTGGAACTGTTTCCCAACTGGTTGATTCATCTTCTGGCATTCATGCTCGTCACAGTCCCTATTATATCCGTACTGTGCGTGGAGATAATAAAGACCCACTAACACAGTTTATGATTGATCAGGGCATCCCTAGTGAGCCTGATGTAATGAAGCCTGATGCTACTACAGTATTTAGTTTCCCTATGCAATCACCACTAGGTGCAATACACACTGCTGACATGACAGCCATTCAACAACTAGAAATGTGGTTGGTATATCAACGTCATTGGTGTGAGCATAAACCTAGTGTAACTATTAATGTGAAGGCAGATGAATGGTTAGAGGTTGGAGCCTTTGTGTTCAAACACTTTGATGAAATGTCTGGTGTGTCGTTCCTTCCCTTTAATGAACACACATATCAGCAAGCACCGTATCAAGAATGCACACAAGAAAATTTCTATGGTATGGTAGACAAGTCACCTATTAAAATTGATTGGACTAAACTATCTACCTACGAACAAACAGATAACACTAGTGGTATGCAGACTATGGCATGTACTGGGGATGTATGTGAGATGGTAGACATTACTTAATCACTCACCTCGGCATGTGGGTAAACTGCCTTATAAAGGAGAAAGATATGGTATGGGTATATGTAGTAGTATTGTTTTTAGATAATGGATTTCAAGTCCATGCACCTAACGTAGTCTTTACTAAAGAAGAAATGTGTCAGAAATACAGGCAGTTTGATATGTTGAGGCTATACACAACCAGACCTAATGATAAAGCAAAAGTAGTAAGTCAATGTATTGCCTTGCCTTCTGGTTTAGAATCAGGTAAAATTGTTGAACAAAGATAACAAAGGAATCTGTTATGATTAAACGACCCTTTAGTAAGAAACTCTATGAAACTTATGACAACGCAGCAAAGGAAAAACTCATAGGTTTTTTAGAACTTAATGGGCATACAATCTTAAATGATAAGGAGGATTACAATGCTGATGTAGTATCAGAGAAGGATGGCCTTACCTACTACAACGAGGCAGAGGTGAAGGTAGCTTGGACTAATGATTGGCCCTCACATTGGGCTGAGATTAGAATACCAGAACGAAAGAAACGTCTTGTTAAGATGTATGCAGAACAGAATGGAGTGTTGAATTTCTATGTCTTTAGAAAGGACATGAAGCAAGCATGGAGAATAAAAGACACTTGCCTTACTGAAGAAAGCCTAGCAGAAGCTAAGGGTAAATATATTAGGAAAGGTGAGAAGTTCTTTCACATTCCTTATACTAATGCGGAGTTAGTAATACTATGACCAAGTGGACATTATCTAAAATAACAGACTCCTTTGATCCTGTTGACCGACCTGAACACTACAATCAATCAGGTCTTGAATGTATTGATGCTATGAAAGCTATGGCAGATGGTGTGTTAAATGTATCAGCACATGAGGCATACTGTTGGCAGAATGCTTTTAAGTATCTTTGGCGATGGCCTTATAAGAATGGGCTACAAGACTTAAAGAAAGCACGTTGGTATTTAGACAGGTTAATTCAGGAGTATGAAAATGAACCACCAGAGGAAGATGACGATGAATCCCTATGATGAAGGGCAACAGTCCTTTAGACTTGGTAAGCTGGGTAATCCCTACGCAGCAAACAGTAACAACAATAGGAGTTGGGAGTATGGGTTTAATACTGCATACTTCTCTAATTTAAAAAAAGTAAAAGAACATGAGCAAAGAACTAGAGAACGAGGCAAAAAAATACAAGGCAAAGAAAACTAACTCTAAAACATTAAAGCCCCTCACTACACGCAGGTATCTAGCAGGTCAAGCACTTGCTGGTATACTAGCTAATAGTAGAGGGGCTTTGAATATGTCTGAGGTAAGACGATCCGCATACGAGTGGGCAGACTTTATGTTAGAAGACTATTAAAATTTCTTGGCTTCTTCTTTGAGGCCAAGAGATTGTTTTTCGTGAGTTTTTATAAACTCTAGAATTGTTTGGCGTCTGTTTAGTTCTTCTGAGACACTACCAGAATTTTCTAAAAAGTCCTTGGCATTATTAAATCCTTTAAACCTTTTAGGAAAAGCACTAAGTACTTGGTCTAAATTTTTACCACTTGCTTCATACTCTGCTTTTTTCATAGCATAAATATTTCTAATATATCCAGCATATTTATTCCGTGTTTTTGGATTTGTAGATGCGTCATCTAAAACTTTTTTTCCTACTTCAATATTATTTGCAATTTCAATTTTAATAAAGTCTTGTAAAATAATTCTTTTCTTTTGGTAGTCATCACCAAGACTGTCGTAGGTAGTACCTCTTTCATACATAGGATTATTTGTACCTATATCATAACTTTTTTTCCATACCTCCCATTTAGGTGACATAGTTTGAGACATTGTATACTCTGCAAAGTAAGCTACCATTGGGCTTATTTCTTTTCTGGTTGCTCTATATTCTTTCCAACCTTTAAGACCTAACAGTGTCATTTCTTTTTGTATTGCAGAGCTTGGTGGTTCTTGTACCGCACCAAAGGATTTAGTTATTGGGTTCCAAGAACTTACAGGGTTTTCATTAAAGGGTGTCCACCTTTTAATATCAAATCCTTTTTCTTTACCTCTTGTATAAGAAGGTGTGTAACTAAAGATAGGTAAGTCTATTAGAAATCTTGTTGCTTGATTTTTAAATACATTACTACTAATTATATCCTCTAAATAGTTTCTTTCTCCATAGTTTGATACATCACTTTGTTCATCTGTAAAATAATAATCCCTTGTAAAAGGAGTGCCTGCTGCTTCAAAATTAAATTGACCATAAACATCTTTTGCAAATGTTTGTGGGTAGGTAAAGGTAGCAACCATATTACCTAATTGTTTTTCTAAATTTTCAGTCATTTCCCCTTGTTTGTAAGAGGCACTAATATTTTTTATTAGTTCAAACTCAAAAGTAAAAGCACCTTCACTTATATCAGGTACACCACCAAGTATTTCTCTAACTGTATCAAAGGAAGCTTTAGGATTTAAAGGCAATCCAGCTATGTATCTATATATTAAATCACCTGTTAGAAGATTGATAGCAAATGGGCCAGCCATACGACTAAGATCAGTCTCGCCTCCATCATCTGAAACTAACTTATCAAAGTCAATCAGGCCTCCTTTTTGTGCTGCATAACCAGTAGCACCCATGACCATCATAGCACCTGTAAGCTGCCTTGCACCACGATCTAAGTTTGTTTTAAAAGGATCACCACCAAAGAGTTTTGACTTGTCTCCACCTATACCCTCATAGTCAGGGTTATTAAATCCACCTATCATTTCATCAAGCTTTTTCATACCACCTGTTGCAGTACCTATAATGCTATAGTCATTAGCATACTCTAAATGATTTGCTATGTACCGTGGAAAGGGTGTATCTAATCCAACAGAAATAAGGAAGGGATACTTATGATGTAGCTTTTGCAAGTTTCTTGCACCAGCACCAAACAAAGAAGTGTCTTTCTTAAAATCTTTTTGAAAAGTAAATCGTTTAGCTTCGTTTATTGCAAAGGCTAATGTATCTTCAGGTAAATCTTCTAGCCTCATAGGTGCACCATTATCTTTTCGTGCAGCTAAAAACTCTCCTAGACTACTACCTTGTTCCCTTAGCTTACGATCTAATGAACCATACAATGCTGCCTCTTTAAATACAGAGTCAGTTGCAATGTTTAATGTGTTAAAAAACTTACCTATTCTAGGTAAGGTACTTGACGCATTAGCAAAGTCCATTGATCTAGTTGTTTCATAAAACAAATCACGAAATGCTAGTGGTGCTTCCTCTTGCAACAAACCTTTTAAAGCTATAGACTCTGCCTTACTAAAAGATAAACCACCTAGAATAGATGTCGTACCTTTAACCCAACCTCTCCTTACAGAGCCATCAGGCATAGTTTCTCCGACAGTACTTCTAATTACATTTTTCCAGAATTGATCAGAGATATCTACTCCTAAATTAAAAACACCTGTACCTACATTAGCAGCAGTAGTACCTAGCTGTGAGGTCATAAAGGCAATACGTAAAGAGTCTGCTTGCCTAGCACCTTCTACAACACCTTCAACAGCTTTAGTTCCTATGTTAGGTTTCTTAGGAGTACCTACAACTTTTCCTCCCACAGTTTTAAATATTTCTTCTGCTTCAATATCAGTAATACTAGAAACATTAGCTTTAGATAACACATCCATGTTTAGTAATGCTTGTTTAATTGCTGACCCTGACTGCAAGACTTTACCAGCACGTGATAAGTCAGACAAAAAGATATAAGAGAATTGTTCATTACTAATATTATATTTATTTTTAATTGTCTCAAGGGCTGGGGTATCTATCTTACCATCAGCAATAGCTCTAGCTAATACAGTAGAAATTCTTTCTCCGGGGTTCATCTTCAATGTTTTTTTAATATCAAGAGATGCACCTACTACACCTTTAATAGTATCTAAGCTTAGTGAGGTTGTTAGCTCTTGATTAATTTCAGATGATAGAACAAGGCTTCTTAGCCCATCACCTAGTGCAACTAAATCTTCATCTAGTTTATCTAGCTTAACCCCTTCTTCTTTAGCTTTAAATAGTGATGCTACTTGAACTATATCATCAATAGATTCAGATAATAAATCAGGTTTAGCTTTTGAAATAGTTATATTTGCTGCTTCTAATGCTATCTTTCTTGTGTTTTCTCCATCCTTTACACTCTCGTACATAAGGTCAATGGCTCTATTGTTAGCTTTGTTATCAAGGAATCCAAAGAAAGAACCTACTGATGCGCCTAGTACGCCATCTATAGTAGCATCTATAATAACATCCCCTGCACCATACTCATAACCTTCTACTACTTCTTCTCTTGTTTCATTCTCTGCATAAGAAGCACCAGCACCCATAGTGCCTTCAAAAGCAAATGCTTTGACTCCATCTTTAAGAGCTTCAGTACCTAAATTCTTTTTAAGTGTTTCTTTTATTGCAGTACCTGACACACCTTTACGTAGTTGACGAGATATTTCAGCACGTATAGCTAGTTGTGTAGCTTTCTTAGAGAGTTGAGCAGCTATCTTAGTGCCAACACCAAAGCCCATTGTACCTACCGTAGCTAACGTAGAAGGAGAGCTTGCAAAAGCCCTTCCATAGTCCCATGCACCTTCCCAAAAACCAGTACCACCACCCTCACTAACATCATAGGCTGACATCAATCTACCAAAAGCTTGCTTGCCCTCGTTAAATTTGTTGTCTCTATTAATAATTACAGGGTCTGTTTGATTACTAGGAGTCATGTAATTTCTTTTTACATACATCAAGTCTTTTACTGCTGTGGTTTCATTCATGTTTTGAAACCGCATATGTTCTACAAAGTTATCAGCTAACCCTTCAACACCTAACTTATTTATTTTTTCTGGTGAATAGTTATACCTACCGCCAGTAAAAAATTTTTCAAGATCAGTTTGAAAAGTTTCGTCTTCAACTAAATCCATAAAGTAGTTATCTTGTGCAGCATCTACGTACTGTGCCATCAATTAGTTTCCTCTAATTTTATTGTCCGGGTAGTGCAGGATTAGTTTCATTTGGAGGTAAAGGTACAATAGGTCCGGGTACAACAGTAGCTGGAATAAGTGATTCCCATACATCAGTAGTGTTTACATTATCTGGGTCCATGAGGTTTGCTTTATAAGCATCTGCAAAATTATCTTTTGCCCATAGTGCACCATAATTTTCATCAGCAGAACCAAACGGATTGTTTGTTTTATTCACTAAAGCTGGACTTAAACCTTCCATAACTTCTATTGCTTCTGCTACTAAAGTATCTCTACTTAATGTATAACCTAAATCTGATTCATATTGTATAATATTCTCTGTTATTTTACCTAACAATGCATTAGCATCTTCATTATCAAATGCTACATAGCTATCATCACCTGTACCTACATTGATTCTGTCTATATCTAAGATAGCTTCTAATTGTACTGCTAATCTGCTTTGAATAGACCTTTTATCTGACTCTGATATTTTTTGTCCTTTAGTAGGGTCAAAATCAAAAGGGTTTACATCTGTAAGTTTTTTAGTTGATGAAGGTGAAAGTTTTTCAATAGCTTGGCTAAAAGAACTTTCATCTGTAGCAGAAACAGAAGCTAACAACCCTTGCAGTTGTTCATCTTCTGTTACATAAGAGTTACCA